CGCGTCGGCTAATTGTTAACTAAACAGGAGATCCATCATGACTATTCGTTCGCCTTTTCGCCCTCACTTCGGGACAACCTGACCATTGACCGGGCAGTCTTGACCATTCAAACCCTCGACGGAATCTAAGGAGTAGCCATGTCTGTCCTCGCACCCATCAACCCCGCTTACACCCAGGGGCAAATCGTTGCCGCGGCTGCGGTCGCAGCTTCTGTCTCCGTGAATAAAGCGGCCAAGCAGATCGCCGTCACGAACCTGGGCGGTAATATCGCCTACGTCCGCACCGGTACCGGCACCATCGCAGCCACCACGGCGGATATGCCCATCCTGCCCGGCACCCAGGTAACACTGACTAAGGGCGACAACCAAGAGACCTTCAGCTACATCTCGGCTGCCGGTACCTCGTTGCACGTCATTCCTGGCGAGGGCTGGTAATATGCTCAAAGCCACCGCCAAAGTTCGCGCGGCGCAGGTCCTGGCTGTCCAGAACACCCAGGTCGTTGCGCCAGCCGACACCAATGAGAATACCCTGTACAGTTTGGTCATCCCTGCGAACAGCATGGGGGCGAACGGTGTCATCAAGGTATCCTACATCACCTCCTGCACCAGCAGCGCCAATAACAAGTCGATCAAGGTTAAGCTCGGCGCGACAACGTTCCAGACCTCCACGGTCACCACCGTGACTGGCGTTGCCATCATGACCAGCATCCGCAACCGCAACGCGACCAACTCGCAGATGGCTGCCAACTCGGCTGTCGGCGATACCAGCGCCAGCGTCGGGCTGAACACTGGGGCGATCGACACTACCCAAGATCAAACGCTGACTATCACGGGCACCAAAGCCCTGGCCGGTGAGACCCTGGCGCTTGAATCCGTTATTGTCGAACTGATCCCGAGCTAACTATGCAGATCCCGATCCTCAATGGCATCTACGTGGATGCCTCGGCCGACTTCCGGACCTCCTATCCACTCAACATGGTGCCGGTTCCGAAGCAGCAGGGGATCTCCACCGGCTACCTTCGCCCAGCGGACGGGATCACTAAGTACGGTGACGGCCCTGGAGGGGATCGCGGGGCTATTGTCTGGCGCGGCGATTGCTACCGCGTCATGGGCAACAGTCTTGTCCGCATCAGCTCCGCTGGCACGTACGATGTCTTGGGTACTGTGGCGGGCATTGGCCACGTCACCTTCGACTACGGGTTCGACCAGCTTGGTATTGCCGCCGGAAATGCGCTGTACTACTGGAACGGGGTCACCTTGCAGCAGGTAACCGACCCAGACCTGGGCGGTGTCATTGATTTTATCTGGATTGACGGGTACTTCATGACGACTGATGGAACCTCCCTAGTCGTCACGGAACTCAATGATCCTTTCTCGGTTAATCCGTTGAAATACGGGAGCTCTGAGGCAGACCCTGATCCAATCATGGGCCTTCTCAAGCTGCGGAATGAAGCCTATGCCCTGAACCGTTACACTATCGAGGTGTTCGAGAACGTGGGCGGCAGCCTCTTCCCGTTCCAGCGTATCGAAGGGGCTATGATCCAACGCGGGGTAGTGGGGACATTCGCAGCATGCGTCTTCATGGACCGGATTGCTTTCGTTGGCGGAAATCGCGACGAGCCGCCGTCCGTCTGGGTGGGGGTGAATGGTGCCTCGGCCAAGATTGCCACAAGGGAGATCGATATCCTGCTGCAGCAGTATCAGGCGCGGGACTTGGCTAACCTCCGGGTCGAGGCCCAGGTCGGCAGAGGGCACCAGAACCTGTTGATCCACCTGCCAGATAAGACACTGGTCTATGATATGGCGGCGTCCGAGGCAGTCGAGGAGCCCGTGTGGTATATCCTGTCCTCGTCCCTGGATGGCAACGGTGCTTACCGCGCCCGTAACATGGTCTGGTTCAATGACCGCTGGGTCGTTGGGGATTACACCTCCCGGGCATACGGATACCTCGACGAGAAGAGCTCCGCGCACTACGGGGAGCGCATTGGCTGGGCATTCGACACGGCGATCATCTATAATGAGGGACGCGGTGTCATCATCCATGAGCTAGAGCTGGTGGCTCTCCCAGGGCGCGTCCCCAGTGGAGTCGATCCGGTCATCTGGACCTCTTACACAGTGGATGGTGAGACCTGGAGCGTGGAGCGAGCCTTCAAGTGCGGCAAGCAGGGGCAGCGCAATAAAAGAATCAACTGGCTGCAGCAAGGGTTCTTCCGTAACTGGCGTATTCAGCGATTTCGAGGCACTAGCGACTCCCATTTGGCGGTCGCCCGCCTGGAAGCACGAGTCGAGGGCATGAATGTCTAGAGCAAAGCTAACCCGCAACCAGCTTGCGGCGTTTCTTCCTACGCCTGAGGCCATCAAGGCCTTTGAGCAGATCCTCAGCGATGTGGGCATCACCCTGCCCAACGAGCTGGAGGCTGTCAGCTATACCGCTGAGAATGCTTTGGCTGAAGCCCACTCGGCCACTGAGGCGATTGCCAACCTCAAGCAAGACACCGAGGTCAACTCAGCTGTCACCGGTGCCCAGGTCAGTCAGCTGCTCGACAGCCTGAATAGCATCGCGCAGAGCTTGGCACTTCTGGCAACGGCGCCACCACGGGAAGAACACACCAACCCATTCGACAATGTGGGTTCCGATCTGCTGCCGCCGAACGTCAAGCAGAACGCGGACCTTGGCTTCTTCCCGATGCAGTGGCCAACCAAGAACCCGCGTGGCAATGGCAGCTGGGCCGACCTGTGGGTGCCCCAGCAATACACCTTTGTCGACAACGTGCTCAGCTTGCGGAACCAGTCGCGAGACGCAGGCGGCACCATCTACGGCTTGGCTGCCATCTGCATGCTGGATGCCGCCGGCACGGAGCGAGGTGCCTTTGGTTACAGCCGCAACTCGGCGATTCAGCCAGCTGGCTACACCCCTGACATCGTCTACACCGAATTTGGTGACCCGTTCTCGGGTGACGCAAACCCCAGCTCATATCAGCTCATCTGCACGATGGCTGCTGGGTCGGCTTGGTTCCCTGGGACGACGTTCGTGCCGATGGAGCATCTGACCAAGACCGGTGAGACCATCATGCGGACGCGTGGTGGGATGCCGCTGACCGTACTCGGGGACGTGGCCGTCGGCGCCAAGACCAGCGTCAAGGAGATGCGAGGCTGGATGACCAATACCGCTTGGCGTCTGCGCGAGCGGGACAACATTGACAGCGCAGCCTGGACCACCAACATCAACGATTCTGGCACGCAGGACGATGCTACGAAATCATCGTGGAAAGTCAAGCTCGGTTACGGCAATACGGATGATAGTTTTAAGATCGAGCGCGCGCCGGCAGGCTCTTCGGTCTTCACCAACTTCCTGAAGGTGACGAACGCCGGCAAGTTTGGCATCAACACGACGACCATTGGCGAGTTCATGACCGTGTTCAGCGGGTCTGACGAGTACGCCTACAGCTGGCAGAAAACTGGCGCCAAGAAATGGGCGCTTGGTTCGTACGCTGGCGGCTCCTACATCACCAATGCAACGGACGGCCGAAAGCACATCCAGAATCTTGACACCGGAGAGACGCTGATCCTCGGTGGCGGTGCGGAAGGCATGCGCATCGATACAAGCAAGAACGCCATCTTCAAGGGCTCAATCACACACGCCGACTCGACCCTGATCAAGACTTCTGTGGCTTTGTCTGACAATTCTGGCGCAGCTACAGGGACTTTGACCAACGCACCGCTGGCCGGAAACCCGACTAAATGGATCCCAATCGACGACAACGGAACCACCCGTTACATCCCGGCCTGGTAAAGGAGAAGCATCATGGCAGTCACTGTTAAGAACATCATTCCGCGCAAGCAAGCCGAGGCCGTCCAGACCTCGCAATACACCGCGGTCAATTGCAAGACCATTATCGACAAGTTCACGGCAACCAACACCTCGGCAGCTCCGGTGCTATTCAGCGTGAACCTGATTGCCTTGGCTGGAGCAGCCTCTGACTCCAATCTCGTGCTAAAGCAGCGAAGCATCGCACCGGGGGAGACCTACACCTGCCCCGAGCTGGTTGGGCAGACCCTGGAAGCCGGTGGTTTCATCAGCACCCTGGCAGGCGCGGCCACCTCGATCACCATCTCAGCGTCGGGACGCGAGATTACGTAAAGGATCTAGGCACCTGTGGTAATCGCATGGAAAGCAGCCATATAATTGCCACAGGTGATGCCGAACGCTTCACCAGCCGAGCCTATCGAGCAGCCAGCGGCTCACCATCCATGAAAAGGAGTACTGTGATGCTGACTGAAGCTCACCAAAATTCGGTTCAAGCTGTTTCGCGCGATCAGGTGCAACGCCTGCAAGATGTTATGCGCGAGATGCCGCAAGCCCCCGGTATGAAGACAGATCATTTCTTCGCTGGCGGAATGTATTGCCGGCGTATCGAAATCCCGCGTGACACACTCATAGTCAGCAAGGTTCATAAGACCGAGCACCTATTCATCGGATGCGCCGGCGAACTTGCTGTTGCTGGCCAAGGAGACAACTTTGTTGTCCGGCCAGGTGACATTGTTCCATCCCCCATTGGTACGAAGCGTGTCGTGCACGCCCTTACCGACGTTGTCGTCTTGACTGTGCATAAGACGGACCTCCTTGAGCCGACGGAAGACCTTGAAAAGGCGCTCATGGAGTACGATCCGTTGTCGATGTACGATGTGAACAATCAACCGAAGCCCGGTGTCCTAGTCGGTGAACCGGCTCTGAAAGAACTGGAGGTCTGACCATGGCATGGGGTATGGTAGCAGTCGCCGGGGCCACCGTCGTTGGTGGTTACATGACAAGCCAATCGGCGTCTGATGCTGCCGACTCAGCCGC